GTTTGGGTACGCTTCCGCATCGCCGATAACTCTTGGGGCGAGACAGGAGATACAAACACAGGTGTAGAAGGTGTTAACAATATCAACACACTACCCTTTGATAACATTCCATATGAGAACATTAACTCCATGGGTAAGCAATGGATTCGCAATTACGCCGTCGCTCTCTGTAAGGAGATGCTAGGACAGATTCGTGGTAAGTTCCAGACTGTTCCGATCCCTGGCGAGTCCGTCACCCTCAACTACTCTGCTCTTCTATCCGAGGCTCAAAAAGAAAAAGACGATCTTCGACAGAAACTAACAGATATGCTGAAAGAGATTGAATACCCAGAACTCGCAAAGAAAGATCAAGAGAAAGTCACGGCAGCAGAAGAAGTTCTTCGACGCTCCCCACTACCAATCTTTGTAGGATAATTGAATGTCAGATAACGAATGGTCTAGACCAGCATCACCACCGCCTCCCCTCTTTCTTGGTAAAAAGGAGCGAGATCTTGTTAAACAAGTCAATGACGAGCTTGTAGAAAAGGTCATTGGGCAGCAGATACTTTATTACCCTATCGACATGGAGACAACAAATTTTCATGACCTATACGGAGAGGCTATAGAAAAAACTTTCTTGCCTCCTGTGAGAGTCTACGCCCTTGTTAAGTTTGATGACGAGAGTACATCATACCTTGACTCTGTTGGTATTGATAACTCCTCGCAGCTTACCATACACTTTCATAAACGCAGACTAACCGAAGACCAAGACTTATTTGTGAGAGAAGGCGACTTTGTTTTGTATGGAGACATCTATTACGAAATAACAAAAGTATCAACACAGAGAAAGCTTTTTGGTCAAGTAAACAACACATTTGAAATCTCTACCCTATGTAAGAGAGCACGTAAGGGACTATTCGATGCTACCTGATAACTTTGATTTTGCACAACTACCTGACGATAGGGACACTTTTAGTCTCAAAGAGATAGGAATGTTGGGTTCTCGTATTGAAGACATTGACTATGCGATAACATCTTGGCTAAAAGAAGATCTAGATCTCTCTACTATAACAAATGAAGGCAATAAAAGAGTCCCAGTTCTTTGGCAAACACCTGAACGTGCGTTTCAGATTAAAAACAATAAAGACATAAGAACTCCTGATGAGGTAGGAGGCGATGCAATTATTCTGCCTGTGATAACTATCGAGAGAACTGGTATCACTAAAGATCCTACAAATAAAGGCGGCTTTCAAGCACAAATTTTTTCAAACCAACGCAATGGTAGAGTGGGTCGCATGACTATTGCCAAGAGAATCAAACAAGATAAGACCAGAAACTTTGCTGTAGTGGGCAATACTCGCACAAACACTTCTGGGGATAGACAGAAATACTTCCCAAGAGTAAACAAAAAAGTGGTTATCGAGACCCTTTCGATTCCTATTCCTATCTATGTGAACCTCGACTACAAGATTATAGTCAAGACTGAATACCAACAGCAAATGAACGACCTCACTCAGCCCTTCATGACGAGAACAGGTCAAATAAATTCTTTTGTAATGAGAAGGAATGGTCACCTCTATGAAGCATTTATCGACCAGGGCTTTACCCAAAGCAACAATGTCGCCACTTTAGGAGAGGAGGAGAGACAATTCACAAGTGAAGTAAACATCAAGGTTCTTGGCTATCTTATAGGTGAAGGAAATAGTGATGATAGACCTATCGTTACCAAAACAGAAAGTATAGTGGAGATTGCTTTCCCAAGAGAAACCATTGTTCCTGCAGGAAATGATAACTTTTTTATAGACTAGAGACATCCTGAAGTCCTTTGCGTTTCAAGCCTACTATTTAAACATGATTGATTGTGCTTTATAGCATGTTTATTTAAAAAGTGAGGAATAACTAATGCCCGTAAAAAGTTTTAAATTTGTGTCTCCTGGCGTGTTTATCAACGAAATTGATAACTCATTCCGCCCACGTAGACCAGAAGCAATTGGACCCGTAGTCGTTGGACGCTCTGTCAGAGGTCTCGCGATGCAGCCCGTGAAATTGGAGTCATTTTCTGACTTCCTGACCATGTATGGAGATACAATTCCCGGTAGCGCTGGCGGCGACATTTACCGCGATGGCAACTACCAGTCACCAATGTACGGTACTTACGCGACAAAGGCTTTCTTAAATGCCTCTGTTGCCCCTGTAACCTATGTTCGCCTTTTGGGTTCCCAGAACGATAATGCTACCACTGATGGTAAGGCTGGTTGGCAGACTACAAAAGATGCCACCCCCCCTGTTCCCGCCACTGTTGCAGAAAACGGTGGCTCATACGGACTATGGGTTTTCCCCGACGAAGGGCTAGATGCTGCAACCGCTACTATTACAATTGCTGGGGATGCAACTGACTTCGGAACAATAACAATTATATCTACTGATGGCACTGAGCTTGTATATACAGCAAGGGCTGGTGAAGATACATCATTGCGACGGTTCCTCAAATCCGGTGCTGTTGCTGATATTGCAGCATCACTAAAGGCATGTATAGAAGCTTCCGCTGGGCACAATGGCAAAATCACTGTTTCTCAGGATGGCGGAGTTCTTACACTTACTCAGGTTGTCCGGGGCGCAGAAGGTAACCAAGCGATTGCATTAGGCTCAATTGGCTCTGACGTTTCTAAATCTGACTTCTCTGGCGGTGCAGCAGATATTGGATCCGGTACTCTAGCAGCAGTGTGGTACATCGACCAGTCTGCATCAATTCAGCTTTCCGGTACTCTTGCTGGTGGTAGCGCAGCCCTAGGTAACACAACAAGCGGTGTTGGCGCAGTTATCGAAAGTGACGCAAATGGTTACTTTACTGCTTTCATATCAGGCTCCAAGTCTCTGCTTGGTACAGACGAAAAGATTGTATTCAACTTTGACGATACAGATCAAAGATTCATTCGCAAAGTATTCAATACTAATCCACAGCTTGTTAAGGGTGGCGGTTTTTATGAAACATCACTAGAGCGCAACTACTGGCTTGGTGAGACATTCGAGCAAGAACTTCGTGAAGGAAATGTAGGTTCTTTGACTGGTAGCTCCGCTGCCTCTCTCTTGAGCAGCAAAATGTATGGTGTTGTTCTACCAATTGAAAGATCTGGCGAAGGTCCCGGTAAGATGAGACTTGGAACTCAGGAAGCAGAGACTGGCTGGGTTATTGGACAAGATGTCGGCGCTGCTGCATCTTGGGATCCAGACCAAGCATTGAAACTATTCAGACTAAAGGGGCGCGGTCATGGCGAGTGGCTACACAAGAACGTAAAGATTTCAATTGAAAAGATTCGTTATTCAAACACTCAGACCACTGACTTTGGTTCTTTCTCAGTTGTTCTTCGCTCACTAACCGATACAGATTCTAACCCTGTTGTTCTTGAGAGGTTTGATAATCTAACTCTCGACCCACGTTCACCAAACTACATCTCAAGAAAGATTGGTGATCAATACTACGAGTGGAATGAATCCGAGAGAAGACTCAGACTATACGGTGAGTACGCAAACCAGTCTAAATTCATCTATGTCTCAGATATCAACGAGGGTAACATTCAGAATGTTAACTCACTAATTCCATTCGGTTACTTTGGTCCACCAAACTTTGCATCTGTTACCAACTGGAGCGGCTCCGCTAGTGACCCAGCAGTTTCAAATTCTTACATCTCAACTGGCAACACTTTTGGAACCGGCTCAGATGGTGGATTCCTATCCGCATCTTACGAGCAGCTTACTGCCTCCCTTGAGTGGCCAGTTGTAAGATTACGCCACTCAGCATCAGATGGTGGTTTATCAGACCAGACCGATGCTTGCTTCGGTATGCAGACCACCAGAACTGTTGGTGCAACTCGTGGCGATGCCTCAACCAAGGACTACCACAGATTGTGGCTAGCTTCTGGTTGGGGTGGAGATGGCACTGGTCTTGTCGAGTACTCATACATCTTTACAATGGATGACGTGGTTGCCGATACAGCCAGAGCATACTACTCATCTGGTTCTCGTGCTAGCGAGACCAGCAAGACTGCTGTAGACGATTATAAGGGTCTTATTGACCTCGGTTACGACAAGTTTACAATGCCACTATGGGGCGGATTCGATGGTTTTGATATCACTAAGCCAGATCCTATGTACAACGGAGGCATGACCTTAGCAACAGAGTTAAATAACTACGCCTACAACACATACAAGCGCGCAATTGATACAGTTGCCGACCCAGAGTTTGTAGATATGAATCTGCTTGCTTCTCCCGGTCTAACCAACACTGGACTAACAACCCACATGATTGACGTTTGTGAAGCTCGCGCAGATGCTCTCGCTCTAATCGATCTTCCAAATGTTTACATTCCTTCTCATGAGGCGTATTACCCTGATCTAGCCGATAGACAGGGCAGTGCCCCCAGCAGTGCAGCAACTTCTCTACGCGATCGTCAGATTGATTCATCCTATGG